TAAAGATAGTATGCTCCGGGACTTAAACTCAAGCGAACTCTCCAGTCTGCTTTTTGTTCAAAGTTTGTAGTATCTTGCAACGTTGCTTGGGCTCTAGTAGCATTCACATCGCCCGGTAAACCTGCATTAGTGTTGAGCTTATCAGGTCCTTTAGCCTCATCCTTCGCTAATTCTTCTGCTTTCCTTTTTTCTTCTTCTGCTACTTTAGGATCGTTTGCGGCAGTAATTGTTTGGGGAGCCCTCTTACCGGTGACTGATCCCACAGTAGGAGGGGGAGGTGGTTGCGTTTCTCCCTGTTGTGATGGTGTTACTGTTCTTAATGAGGCTAACTGATCTACTACTGCATCTCTTTGCGCTTCTAAAGATTCGATTTCTATTTCTAATGCCGCAAATTCTTCAGTATCCTCAATGGGATCCAGTCGTCTTAGCCTTTGTGTTGCTCTAAGTAACTGTGCGTCAATCAGGTCAAGTTGCGCATCTAATTGTGCTTGTGAAGTCATTTGTGTATTCTCTGTTGAAATCTATTAACCGCATAAATAGCATGTCTGCATATATTTATCGCCACAAAAATCACCAAATTTTACCCTCTTCTGTTGCTTTTGCGCAACAGATAGTGTATTATTCTTACAACATTATAAGAGAGGATTAGATGTCTATAACAACAAAGAAGCCAGTCAATTATCTAAACAATAAAGATATTTTAAAAGAGATACACGCAAGCAAGAATAGTTATTGCAGTTTCGCACGCCAAGAGTATCATCAATATGATCTGATTATCGATACCCCAGCAGATCCGTTAGAAAAAAGCCTAGCACAAATATCAAAACCAAAAAACATCAAGGCTGCTAAAGAAATCAAAGCCGCACGAATTTTGGCTACGACCGGCGAGGAAGTCAAACTTAAAGACATACCCACTACTGACTTAGTATTTCGTGTGATGACATGGGAGCATATACCCATGAACCCAAAACAACCCCGAAAAGTCGTAGTCAAAAAGACGGCTAAGGATATATTAGAATTTGATGATGTAGAAGAAGATAGTTTATTTGAAGATTTAGAAATCGAAAGCACCAAAGATGAAGTTGATGACATGGTTCATGTCAAAGTGAATTTTCCCCCTTTCCAGCATTATAAGATTGATGAGACCGATAGTGCAGTATGCGTAGGAAAAAGTCACTGGACAGGTGGTGTCAAGACCGGAGAATTCAGCAAAGATCACGGTCAGATCACAAATAAACTAGCACGTATGTATATCATGCTTTGTGAAAAGTATGCTATGAAGTTCAACTGGCGTGGCTACACATACAACGATGAGATGCGCAACAGTGCCATTCTACAATTAACATATGTTGGATTGCGTTTCAATGAAGCCAAGAGTGCTAACCCATTCGCATATTATACAGCCGCTATCACTAATAGTTTTTGCCGTGTATTGAATACCGAAAAGCGAAATCAAAATATTCGTGATGACATTCTTGAGATGAATGGGTTGAACCCAAGTTATTCCAGACAGATGGCTGGCATGAAACTAGATAGTTACGAAGAGTAACCATAAAACTTGAACAAATACAAAGAGTTATATAAAATATCTTGATGTCTAATTTATTTAAAAAGGCAGCATGTTTTACTGATATACATTTTGGTCTTAAGAGCAACAGTCTTGAACATAATCAAGACTGTTCGGACTTTGTCGATTGGTTTATACAGACTGCAAAACAAGAGGGTTGCGAGACTTGCATTTTCTTAGGTGATTACAATCACCATCGCGCAAGCATTAATATACATACCATGCAATATGGATTAAGAGCCTTAGAGCGACTCAACGATGCATTTGACCATGTGTATTTCATTCCCGGTAATCACGATCTTTATTATCGTGATCGCAGAGATATTCATAGCGTTGAATGGGCAAAACATTTACCAAAAGTAACAATCGTTAATGATTGGTTCGATGAAGGTGATGTTGTTATCGCGCCTTGGCTAGTGGGTGATGATTACAAGAAGTTGTCAAAACTCAGAGGTAAGTATTTGTTCAGCCATCTTGAGTTACCGCACTTCTATATGAACGCTATGGTCGAGATGCCAGACGTAGGTGAAGTCAACGATACACATGTTCAACAATTTGAAACTGTGTTTAGCGGCCACTTTCATAAGCGCCAGGCACGTAAAAACATTTGGTATATAGGAAATGCTTTCCCACATAACTATGCTGATGCAGGTGATGATCAGCGTGGTATGATGATACTTGAATGGGGTCAAGACCCAATATTCAAAGCATGGCCTAAACAACCTGTTTTCCGTGTGTATAAGTTAAGCGAGATACTTGACAATCCTCAAGGACTATTATTACCTCGTAGCAATGTCAGAGTACACTTAGATATCGATATCAGTTATGAAGAAGCCAATTTCATCAAAGAAGAATTGATTCCTAAGCATCAATTACGTGAAATGGCACTGATACCCATGAAATTAGAACAGCATCAACTTGATCTTGCTCCGGGTGAGATAAAGTTTGAAAGCGTAGATCAGATCATCATGGATCAGATTAGCAATATCGAAAGTCAGTTCTACGATCAAAAATTATTGCTAGACATTTATAGAAATCTATGAAAAAGATACATTATCGTAATATTGGTTTTCCTAAGACCGGTACAAATTGGTTGTGGGTTCAGTTGATGAAACACCCATTAGTAGATTGTAAGTTGGATGTAATGTATAAAGAATACAGAGGAAATAGTATTGAGTCTTATAAAAAAATATACGAGAAATACGATATCTCTGTAAACATGGATGTTCATGCCTATGATGGGTCATTTCCAAAAGATCATTATATAACACCATTAAAGATACATGAACATACTACTCACATTACTATGATATTGCGTAGTCCATACGAAATCATAAACAGTATGTTCAACATGGATAAGAATAGGAACATCAATTTTAAACTGACTCCGGAACAGCATATTGAAAAATGTTATAAAACTTATTCAAATATGGCAAAGGTATTTGATGATTGGGAATCTTGCAAGATTCCTGTCAAATATCTAGTATATGATGATCTCAAATCTGATCCTGAGAATTTTTTCTATGCTATATGTGATCATATAGGATTGAAAAGGTACTATAAAGATATCGGATATAAATTCAAAACAGAAATCAATAGTCCATTAACGTTTGACAATCCCACCTTAATCAAGTATATTAATGAAGGAATCAACGTAATAGAAGAAAAATTAAATCGTGATTTATCACACTGGAAGCATTAATGATTTTACTGAAAAACATAACACTTAGAAATTTTTTAAGCATCGGAGCAGTCACGCAAGCCGTGAATTTCGATAGCAAAGAATTGACATTGATCTTAGGTGAGAACTTAGACTTAGGTGGTGATGGTGCTCGTAATGGTACAGGTAAGACCACACTCATTCAAGGCTTGAGTTATGCATTATTCGGTACACCGATCAACCAGATTAGAAAAGATAATCTAGTCAATCGTACAAACGGTAAAGGCATGATGGTCACATTAGAGTTTAGTGTGAGCGGAATCGATTATAAGATTGAACGCGGTCGTAAGCCGAACGTACTCAAGTTTTATGTAGATAATAAAGAAGAAGAAACACAGAATGACGCTCAGGGCGAGAACAAAGAAACACAAGAACACATAGAACGTGCTATCGGTATGACTCCTGATATGTTCAAGCAAACAGTTGCGTTGAACACATACAGCGAACCATTTTTAGCCATGAAGGCTAACGATCAGCGCAATATCATCGAACAGTTACTGGGTATCACATTATTGAGTGAGAAGGCTGAGTTGATCAAGACATTGATCAAGAATACCAAAGATAGTATCACTGAAGAAGAATATAAAGTCAAGGCTGTTGAAGAAGCCAACAAGCGCATACAAGAACAGATCGATAATCTAAAGCGTAGAGCAAAACTATGGGATACTAAGCATGATGAGGATCTAAAGAAACTCAAAGATGACCTCGAAGATTTGCAAAAGTTAGATATCGATAAAGAGTTACAGGGTCATAAGGACTTGGCTGCGTACAACCAAAAGAAAAAAGATATCGCTGACTTAGACAAGACTATTTCCCGAACCCAAGATGATTTAGATAAAGAAGAAAAATCATTAAAGAAAGTGGAAAAAGAACTAGCGCAGTTGAAAGAACACAAGTGTCATACTTGTGGTCAAGACTTCCACGATGAAAAGCACGCCAAAGTAACAAAAGAAAAAGAAAAGAGTAAGAAAGAGAATGAGAGAAACATCAAGGAATTCAATGACTTACTTGAGCAATTAAAATCTGCTAAAGATGAATTGGGTCCTGTCGGCAAGCAACCGAAACTATATTATGATACTGAGCAAGAAGCATTTCAACATCGTAGCCTAGTGGATGCATTAGTATCAAAGATAGATGAGAAAGACAAAGAGTTAAACCCATACACCGATCAAATCAGTGAGATGGAAAATCAGGCATTACAAGAAATAAATTTTGATAAGATTAATGAGTTGTCACGAATTCATGATCATCAAAAGTTCCTGCTTGATCTATTGACAAGCAAAGATAGTTTCGTCCGCAAGAAGATTATCGATCAAAATCTAAGTTACCTCAACGCAAGGCTCACCCACTACCTTGACAAGATCGGATTACCTCATCAAGTGATTTTCTTAAACGATCTTTCTGTTCAAATCACAGAGTTGGGTCGTGAATTAGATTTCGATAATCTTTCTCGCGGCGAACGCAATCGACTGATATTAGGTCTATCGTTTGCGTTCCGTGATGTATGGGAAAGCCTATACAGCCCGATCAATACATTGTTCATCGATGAATTGATCGATAGTGGTATGGATAGCATAGGTGTTGAGAACAGCATGGCTATCTTGAAAGACATGAGCCGCAATCGTAATAAGAGTGTGTGGTTAGTATCGCACCGCGAAGAGTTAGCAGGGCGTGTGCCTAGCGTACTCAAAGTTATTAAAGAGAATGGCTTTACTACATACAGCACTAGCCGAGACATGGCATGAGTCTAGCACTTTGGCATTGGCACATTGAAATCAGCAGTAAGTGTACCTTACGCTGTCCTCGTTGCGCACGTACCGAAGTGCCTGAATCATTAGTCAACACAGAATTAGATTTGAATTTCTTTAAAAGAAACTTCACATCTGAATTTATTACTAATCATGTAGAGAAGATAACATTCTGCGGTGATGACGGTGATCCTATCTATGCGCATGAATTGATAGATGTTATCAAGTATATCAAGTCCGTCAAGAATGTCAGCATCATTATAGTGACCAATGGTAGTTATAAGAAACAAGAGTGGTGGCTAGAGTTAGCAAAGACATTGAACAATGTTGATCAGATACATTTCAGCCTAGATGGTTGGGATCAAGATAGCAACGAACAATATCGTGTGAACAGTGATTGGGATAGCATCATGATTGGTGTGAATACGATTCGCGCTAACAGCGAAGTCTATATGTTATGGGACTGTATTGGATTTAGGTTCAATGAACAACGAATAGAATATATGAAAAGCCTAGCCAAGAAGTTGGGTTTTGATAGTTTTCAGTTGACTAAAAGCACAAAGTTCGGTAGCAAGTATGAGCATTATGGTAAAGATGATATACTAGAGCCTACTAGAAAAGACTTGATCAGCACTAGCCATAGATTTGAACGTAGATTATGGTATTTTAATAGTAGACCTATTCCTGAACAATGGAAAAACAAAAACAACGAATTGTTAGCACAGGTTAAAACGATAGATAGTATCACGCCTATATGTCATATAGGAAATAAGGGATTATTCATCAATAGCAGGGGAGAGTTTTATCCTTGCTGTTGGGTAGCCAACAGATACGGTCACAACGATCATTGGGGCAAGTTAGGAAAGAAATATAACTTGCATGAGAACCTATTATCGATTGTGGTCAGTGACAGTTTTTGGAATAAAGATTTTATGAACGGCAGTTATGAGTGTTCTACTAAGTGTGCATCCAAATATGTCGATAAAAATTATGCCACTGAGTGGTGAGAGAATACATATAAACATGCCTAGTCCACAGAAAGCCAAAGGTAATAGTTATGAACGCGAAGTTGCAAATTACCTTTCACAATTATACAATGAGAGTTTTATTCGCGCCCCGGGATCGGGAGCCTACGTAGGTGGGAAAAATCAAGTAAGAACACAATTCTTACATGAAGGGCAGATACGTAGTTTCAAGGGAGATATAGTCCCGGGAGAAAGTTTCTCTAAACTCAACGCAGAATGTAAAAGTTATGCTGATTTTCCTTTTCATCAAGTGCTTGCAGGTTCTTGCAAAGTATTAGATGGTTGGATAGATCAAATGATGGACGTTGCCGAATCTGATGACATCAATGTGTTATTCATGAAGTTCAACAGAAAAGGTAAGTTCGTAGCAGTGCAAACTAATGTGACTTGGGTCACAGACAACTTTTTATATTACACATCATCAAAGCACAAAGATTGGCTCATCATAGAGTTCGAACATTTTTTCAGATTAAACAAAGACCTACTTAAATCATATTGTTCTGGTAAAGCAGAGACCAACTCAAATCTAATCATAGATACATCAATTAGCGTTTAAAACAATTTGTTTGGTCGAGGTGCTCGACCCTCCTTGAGATTGTACAGATAGTGCTGTGCCGTCAGATTCTGGAGTAAGCGTAGAGTAACATCTACGGAATACCGAGAGGGCAATCGACAGGTTTGCGAACCCTCAATGAGTCTATAATCTACTTTGTCTTGCGATTATAGAACATGCGTTGCCGAGATATGTAACAGTATCTCACTACAGTCCCATAAACTTTATAGGGCAACCGGTGGCGATATACAGCGATAGGGCTAGTATGTCGGGGAACAGACGACATGGGTGATAGGGCATGGCAATGTGCTTTTTCCAATGGTGGTGCTGAATAGCACTACCATGGACTCTAAGGCGGCAATATGATTCCCTTAATAAAAAGATTAAGAAAAATAGTAAGTCTGAGCGAAAGCGAAGACTTAGACAAACGAAGTTTGTCTTCCCAGATAAAGATTAAAAGATTTGTGTATTAGAAAAATGGAAGTTGTGTCTTCTTTGTGATTTCCATATGTTCTTCAACTAGTTTGCTTATGGATTCACGTTCAAAAGTAGACATGTTAAGGACATCTTCATAAGTAGCACCACCTCTCATATGCCAAGCCAAGGTGAGTGCTGCCTTACGTATGCCCTCTGTTTCTTTTTCTAAACTTTCAATATACTTCTGTACGGCTTCAGGGCTAGCAGTAAGAAGTTTCAGCCGAAAAAATCGCTGGCGTTCAACGTGAAAGGCTGAACGTATTCGTGTGTGCAGTTGTCACACTTGATGTCTATGGGTTTTAATTCTGTGCTGGCCTTGAGTTGGGAATTATAATCACGTATAGCAATATAAACACTTCCATCACAATTATGCAAGAAATCATCAATAAATTGTTTTTCTTCAACTCTAGTAGTGGGCGTATCAATATATTCAACAGTTGTTGAAATGATTTTCATTGTAGTTTCCGTAATTACACGGACTGCTTCCTGTGTCTTTTTGTTACGGTCATCATCATTCTCTATCTTATCTAAGTCGCCATAAGCCTTTTGTATCTTAAATTGCTCTAAGCCGGCCTCATTCATTTCTTTATAAGAAAGAGGTCTAAATTTTATTTTCAGATCATTTACTTTTAATTCAGTATCATAGTCGCCGTGCTTTAATTGTGATAGTACGGCTACAAGATTCAAGCCATAAGTGGATTCATTCTGACATTTAGGGCACTGTGTGCTGATCTCTAATTGCTGTTGTCCACCTGCGGCTCTGATAGCAATCAATACAGCATCTAAATCGTTTGAATTAATTTGCCATGGATCTTTAATACTTGGTACGCAACTCTTGATCAAGTCTACAACAGCCGCGCCGTTGAACAATGCGTCAGGAGTTCTTACAGTGATCTCATCGATAGCAGTCATAGGATAAACTGGAATCTCACCGTTAGGTGGCATATCTAATACCCCGGGTGAGTATCCTTTGCCCCCGCTAGGTAGTTTAAAATGTACTGCTGGTCTACGGAAATACTGTCTTAGTGGGTTGTTGTCCATGTTTTGTCCTCGTTAAAATCTGATTGGTTTTCCAATTATAAATACAAGTGTATTTATTGACACAAAAAACCACCAGAAAAAAGTAGAGATATGGCAGACATAAACATAGATGAACTGAATGATGCTATAAGCAATTTGAACAGGACTATGCAAGACCTGTCTACCAACATGGCTACTTTTTCAGGGGTTGCAGTTAACGCAACTAGAAGTCAGAAAGCGCAATCTGATCAGACTTCACAGACTAATAAAGCATTAGATGGACTATCTAGAAGTGCGAAAGGACTTACAGAGGCAGAACTAGCCAGAATAGAAGCGCAGAAAAAATTAGCAGAATCAGAGATGTACATGAAGAAAGCCTCTGATGATGCTAAAAATGCCTTAGGATCTTTTGGTAAAGGTATACTGGATACCAATGTAAAACTCACTAATTTTAATGATGCTCTAAGTAGCGCAGGTGATGCCGCACTAAGTTTGGGCAGAGCATTTGGCCCGTTAGGTACGATCTTAGGTGGACTTGTCAAAGGCTTCACTATGCTGATGGAAGCCAATCTAAAGATAAGTCAAGCATATTTGGAAGGTAAGGATCAACTTAATAAATTAGGTGCAGCCGGAGCACATACTACTAAAGAATTACAGGGCATGGCCCGTGATGCAGGGTTGAATGCAGAGACATTGGGACGCATGATTAAACCAATGCAGAGTATGGGTATGGGAATCATGTCATTGGGTTCCACTGCAGGCGAAGGACAAAAAGCATTCGCTAAATTGATTAAGACAACTGACGAAGAACGTGCTAGAATGTCACGTTTAGGTATAGATCAAGAACAGATGATGCAAGGACAAGCAGATTATATTGCATTACAAGCGGCTTCAGGTCGTAATCTAAAAGCACAAGGGGTCGATCAGGAAAAACTAAGAAGATCAAGCCTCGAGTATCAAACTAATTTGATGGAGTTATCTGCACTTACCGGTAAAGATGCTCAAACATTAAAAGATCGTCAAAAGGACATGTTGACTAATAGAGCAGTTCAATTGGCAAATCTGCAAGATCAAATCAAAGAGAAAAAATTAAGAGAGCAAGCTGCAAATGAAACTGATGCAGGTAGAAAAGCAGAATTAGAAGCAAGAGCAGATGCTCTTAAAAATGAACTGTCTAATAGACAACAAGCATTCGAAGCATTAGCCGGCGCCCCAGAAGTATTGCGTAAAGGTATACAACAGTTAACCACCGGTACTTTAACAGGAGCAGAAGCGCAAATATTAAAGCGTATGCCCGGATTCGATGCAGCCTATAAAGAATTTACGGCTACTATTAAAGCAGGTGGAAATCAAAAAGAAGCCGCGGCTAAATTGCAACAGGCAATGCAGAAAGGCACAGAAAAAAACATTGAGTTATTTGGTAGAACGGCTGCTTTTAGTGATGAAGTCGCAAAAATAACAGGACTAGCCAACACAGAAGATTTGGCTTCAGCTGGTGCTAATTTAACTGAAGATTTAGTAAAAAATCAAAAGAAAATTCAAGAAGATTTAGCAGCCGCTCAAGAGGCCGGAGCAGATCCTGAAGCAGATGCAAGAGCAAAATTGCAAGAGGCTAATATAAAAGCCACAGGTGCAGTAGAAGATTTAGTCACTGCACTTAACCCATTTAAATTAGGATTGATAGGATTAACAGCCGCAGCCGGAGCGGCTGCGATAGCATTGGGTGTTATGGCTAAACGAGGCATGTTGTCCACCGGTGACGGTGGCGGCATGATGGATCGAGTCAAAGGTATGTTTGGTGGCGGTGCAGGTGGAGGGTTGCCTGGTACCGGCGGAGTGGTTCAACCTGCGGCAGGTGGCGCCGGCGCAGGTGGGGGGAAAGCAGGTAGTATAGTTCAAGGATTAGGTCAAGGTGGTGGTAACATGCTTGAAGGTGCAGCCAAAGGATTGGCTGCATTCGCAAATCCTAAAGTAGCGTTAGGCGCCGCAGGGTTTGGTGTAGCGATAGCCGCAGTAGGTGCAGGTCTTGCAGGTGCTACATGGATCATGGGCAAAGCATTGCCTACATTAAGTGAAGGTTTAGAAACATTTACTAAACTTGATGGGCCAAAACTAAAAGCAACAGGCGAAGGAATACTTGAAGTCGGTAAAGGTATGGCTGTATTCGGTGCCGGTGGTGCGGCTGCAGGAATCGGTAGTATTATAGGTGGCTTAAGTGAAAAATTAGGTAAATCTATGGGAATGGACGGCCCATTCAAGAAACTAGAGGATTTCAGCAAACTTAATATAGATGCTAAGAAAGTTAAAGAAAACGCTGAAGCAATGGCAGCATTTGGAAATGCTATGTCAACATATAAAGGCACTGGTCAAGGTATGTGGAGCACATTAAGCGAAGGTGTTGCTGGCTTCTTTGAGATAGAAGCACCCTACAGCAAATTTCAGAAATTTTCAGATATTGATTTAGGTGAAGGTGGTGCCAAGCGTGTAAAACAAAATGCACAAGCATTTGTATACTTCAGTCAAGCACTATCAGAATTTAAAGGCGGCGGTGAATTAAAGAATGCCGCAGATAATATTGTTGGTGGCATCGTTAAAATGTTTGGCGGCGATGATGTCATGGGTAAATTTGTCAAGTTTACTAAACTTGATGTCGATCCAGACAAAGCATTAAAATTAGGACAGGCATTTGCAGCCTACACATCTGCATTAGGAATGGCTAAATCAGGTGGTGCTGGCGCACCTGCTACAGCCGCAAGCCCTGCTAAAGCAAGTGGTGGTGGTGGTAGCAAACCAGCCGCGGCTGCAGGTGGCGGTGGCGGTGGCGGTGGTGGTAGCAAACCAGCCGCGGCTGCAGGTGGCGGTGGTGGAGGAGTAAGTGTGTCCTCATCGTCATCCGGTGGTGGATTCATGGACATGGTTTCCGGATATACTTCTAAATTATTAGGTGGCGGATCAAAAGATTCTGCAAAACCACCATCTGATGACGTTGAAGGAAAAGCAGGCGGTGGTGGTGGCGCCCCTGCAGCCGAAGTAAAAATGGCTTCGGCTGATGCAGGAGACGCGGCAAAAGGACCTAGAAAAAAGACAGATGGTATCATAGTTCATCATACAGGTGGTAGAGGATTACAAGGTGCTATATCGACACTTAAGGCTAGAGGTCTAGGTTACCATTACATGGTTGATCAAGATGGTTCTGTCACAGAATTTGTTCCTGGAGATCAAAAAGCATGGCATGCAGGAAAAACTGATAAGCAACCTGGACTTACTAATAGTAACTCTGTAAGTATTTCTTTAGTAGCAAAAGACGACTCTGACGTAAGCACAGCACAATTAAAATCAGGATTTGATTTAGGTAAAAGTTTGATGTCAAAATTCGGCGCGTCCATGGTATATGGTCACGGTGAAACGTCGAGTCATAAACAGGCTACTGAAGGAAAGACTCTTGCAGAAGCATTGCGATCAGGTAAAATACCAACAAAAGTTAGTGCTGATGCAGGCGGACTAGCAATGGGTCCAGAAACTGGGTATCCAGCAACGTTGCACGGTAATGAGATGATCGTGCCACTAGACCCTAACAGTTTCTTAGCAGAATTGGGTAAGAAAACTAATACAGAAATACAAGCACAATTACAAGACAAAGCAGCCGCAGTAGGAAGTAACGATCCAGAAATATTCAAAGAACTTGCTAGCATAAATCAATCAATGATGGATATGATGGCAACCAAACTAGATGCTGTGATTGATAAACTTGACTCTAGCAACAATACACAGAGTAAGATATTGAAATATAGTAAAGCCTGATACTAAATACTAGATAATGCCATACACTAAACGATTCTTAAACAAATCCGGCGTCACTAGCCCGATATCAGGTATAAACAGCAATGCCGGTGCATGGAATTCCGGCAACGGACCTAATGACGGCTACAATAATGCTGATTGGGGATACCGCAATTACATGAGTAGACTGCCTGAAGTTTACACAGGGCACCCTAATAGGATTGAACGTTATAATCAATATGAAATGATGGATGTCGATGCTGAAATCAATGCATGTTTAGATATTCTTGCTGAGTTCAGCACACAAAAGAATGAACATAACGGAACTCCATTCAATATAAATTTTAGCGAAGAGCCTACTCCTCATGAAGTTAATATATTAAAACAGCAGTTACAGCAATGGTGCAAACTAAATCAGTTTGATCAGAGATTGTTTAAGATATTTCGTAATACTGTAAAATACGGTGATCAAGTATTTGTACGTGACCCAGAAAACTTTAAGTTATACTGGGTCGATATGGTTAAAGTTATTAAAGTTATTGTTAACGAAAGTGAAGGTAAGAAACCTGAGCAGTATGTTATCAAAGACTTGAACATCAATTTGCAGAATTTATCTGTAGCACAGAAAACTAATACTGACTTTGCTGCCAACCCTGCGACAGGGTTAGGTGGTAGTGGTGGCGGAACAAATACTCCTTATACTGTTCCTGCTATGCCATATAATACATCAGGTAGCCGTTTTACATTAGGTCAGAGCGAAGCCGCTATCGATGCGAAACATATAGTACATCTTAGCCTGACAGAAGGTCTTGACCGTTTCTGGCCTTTTGGTCAGAGTATATTAGAAAATATTTTCAAAGTTTACAAGCAAAAAGAATTGCTTGAAGATGCTGTTCTTATCTATCGTGTACAACGTGCTCCTGAACGTAGACTGTTCAAGATTGACGTTGGTAACATGCCAAGTCATTTGGCTATGGCATTTGTTGAACGTATCAAAAATGAAATACATCAACGTAGAATTCCTAGTGTATATGGTGGTTCAAGCATTGTTGATGCTTCATATAATCCATTGAGTATGAATGAAGATTACTTCTTCCCAGTCACTGCTGACGGTCGTGGAAGTAGCGTTGAAGTCATGCCCGGTGGACAGAATTTAGGTGAGATCGATGACCTGCGTTACTTCAACAACAGATTAGCACGTGGATTACGTGTGCCAAGTTCATATCTACCAACTGGTCCAGATGATAGTGATCGCCCATTAAGTGATGGTCGTGTCGGTACAGCATTGATACAAGAATATCGTTTCAATCAATATTGTGAACGACTACAAAACTACTTGTCAATCAAGTTAGACGAAGAATTTAAACTATTCTTACGTTGGAGAGGATTCAATATTGATAGTGGGTTGTTTAATATAGAATTCAATCCGCCACAGAACTTTGCGGCATATCGTCAAAGTGAACTTGATACAGCAAGAGTAGGTACATTTCAGGCTATGGAAGCGTTTCCTTATATGAGTAAACGTTTTGCTATGGAACGTTTCTTAGGATTGACTGAAGAAGAGATTACAAAGAACGAAAAACTATGGCGTGAAGAAAATAATAAAGAGCCGTTAGACGAACCAAAAGGTAGCGATTTACGTAGCGTAGGCGTAAGCGCCGCAGATATAGAGACAGATGAACAAACTGGAGACGAGATGGAAGCACCGCCTGAAGAAGAAATGGGTGCTGAAGTAGCAGGTCCAGTAAGCGCGGCTCCTGCAGGTGCATCAGCACCAGCGGCCCCGGCAACTCCAGCAAGTCCACCGGCATAAGATAAATAATAACTATGAAACTATTTGAGATGTTTGATCCACCCATTAATGGGATGCAAGATGTTAATGCCGATAACAGCAAACCTGTGTGGAGAACCTCACGTAAAACTAAACTCACACTTAAACAATTACGCAAATTGCGCAAAATGCTAGATGTTCGAAACTATGAAAAGAAAGAACATTTAAAGAAAGTCCGTGAACAATACGGTGCGGCAAATCAACCTCAAGAAGCAACCGCTTGATCGATTTTAGATACTAATATCTAAAATTGTTACATTTTTTAACAAAAACGTAAAAAAATAGTACTTATTGAGTGCTTTTTATAACTACGCACTAAATAAATCTACAAAGCCATTTAACCCAGGAGATATACAATGGATAACAAAAAATTTGAACAACTTATTGATTTGATCATCAATGAGAACGAAGACAAAGCAAAAGAATTATTCCACGAGATCGTGGTTGAAAAGTCACGCGAAATTTATGAATCTATCATGGACGAAGAAATGATGGACGAAGAAGGTTCGATGGTTGGCGAAGTAGGCGATCTAATGGACGAGATTTCAGCAGAAGAATCAGGTGACGTTGTAGAAGCCGAAGAAGACGAAGCAGACATCGATTTTGACGATGAAGCAGAAGAAGCCGGCGACGACATGACCGCTGATCTAGAAGCAGATCACGATGCTGAAGGTTCAGTAGACAAAGAAGATTTAGGTGACATCAAAGACAAGTTAGATGATTTGATGGCAGAATTCGAAGCACTCATGGGCGGTGACGCTGATATGGGCGACGACGAAGAAGAAATGGTTGACGTAGAAGTTGACGGCGAAGAAATGATGGAAGCCGTACAGTTACAAAAAGTATCTGTAACTCACGGTGATAACGGTGCTCAGACTAAGAGCCCGGTAACAGCAAACTCAGGCGCTAAGGGAATGGACAGCAAGCCTGTCAAATTCTCAGGACACGATGAATCTGTACCAAATGGTCCAAAAGGTCCATCAAATGAGTACAGCAAGAAAGAAGGCGATCTACCAGGTGCAGGTTCATTCAAGAACGTACCAGGTGGCAAGGCAAAAGTTGATTTGTCAGCCGCTCCTAAGCCAGTGACTAAGGACGGTTCAGCAAATAGCAAGAGCCCGGTAGCCAAAGGTTAATTAAGAGGAACTTGGAGACAAATGGCTTTGTATCTCAAGGAGCACTTAACGTTCGATAGAGCGAACATGGTCGTTGAGTCCGTCAAGGAAGGCAACGACGAGTTAAAGACCCTCTATATGAAGGGCATCTTTATTCAGGGCGGGGTTAAAAACGCAAACGAGCGTGTTTACCCCGTTTCTGAAATAGAGACCGCAGTAGATACGTTAAACAAGCAAATCCAAGAAGGTTATTCAGTGTTGGGTGAAGTTGATCACCCAGACGATTTAAAAATTAACTTAGACCGTGTCAGCCATATGATCACAAATATGTGGATGGATGGCGCAAACGGTTTCGGTAAATTAAAAATTCTACCAACTCCAATGGGTCAATTAGTAAAGACAATGTTGGAAAGTGGTGTGAAACTAGGCGTTTCAAGTCGTGGATCAGGTAATGTAAGCGACTTAGATGGCAAAGTAAGTGATTTTGAAATAATCACTGTAGATATAGTCGCACAACCTAGCGCACCTAACGCATATCCTAAAGCAATATACGAAAGCCTCATGAATATGAAGCATGGTCATAAAGTTTTAGATATCGCTAGAGAAGCAAGAGGCGACAAGAAGGTACAAAGTTACTTGGCTGGGGAAGTAAAGCGCCTCATCAAGGAACTTAAAATATAAAATAGGGGATAAGAGCATGTTAGATGCTATCAAACCATTAGTTGAAAGCGGTCTCATCAGCGAAGACATCTCAAACGAAATTAATAAAGTTTGGGAAGGAAAGTTGACTGAAGCCCGTGATCAAGTACGTGCTGAACTCCGCGAGGAATTTGCACACCGTTACGAGCATGATCGTAGCGTTATGGTAGAAGCCCTAGATAAGATGATAACAGAGAGTCTTTCAACTGAAATTTCAGAATTTCACGAAGAAAGAAAATCTCTTAATGAAGACCGCGTAAGAGCCAAAGTGAAAATGCAAGAAAATGCAACCAAATTCAATGAATTCATGGTTACTAAACTATCCGAAGAAATCAAAGAATTGCGCAATGATCGTAAGGCTCAAATGGAGAATCAACAAAAGTTAGAAAAATTCGTTGTCCATGCTCTTGCAAAAGAGATCAGGGAATTTTCAACGGATAAGAAAGCAGTTGTTGAGGCTCGCGTTAAGTTGGTCACAGAAGGTCGCCAGAAACTTGAAGCACTTAAGCAAAAATTTGTTGCTGAAAGCGCAAAAAGAGTCAGCGATGCAATATCATCTCATTTGAAGGGTGAACTATCACAACTCAAAGAAGACATCAAAACAGCCCGCGAAAACAGTTTCGGACGTAAGTTATTCGAAGCATTTGCTAGTGAGTATTCTGTAACTTATCTAAATGATAAAGCAGAAGCCCGCAAGTTAATGTCACTAATTACTGCGAAAGATCAGGCGTTGGCTGAGGCTACAGCAAAGGCTATTGAAGCACATAAGCTTGTAGAGTCAAAGGATCGTGAAGTTAGAATCATTAAAGAATCAACTCAGCGTGAAAAGGAAATGGAAAAACTTCTATCTCCTCTAAACAAAGAGAAGGCTGATGTGATGAAGGCTTTACTTGAAAGCGTACAGACACCAAAATTGAAGTCCGCTTTCGATAAGTATCTACCAGCAGTTCTTAACACAGGAATTGAGAAGTCAGGCGCTAAAACTGCTCTCACTGAAAGTGTTGTAAAAGAAGTAACTGGTGATAAAGAAACTGCCAAAAAGAAAATTGAAGAAGATCCAAGCGTTGAAAACAATTTGATCGATTTCAAGCGTCTGGCAGGGCTTAAGTAAGACATATTAGGAGAATATTAAAATGTCAAAAGTACTCTTAGAAAGCCGTTGGGACGAGACCAAAGAGGCCCTGTTAGAAGGCTTAAAGGGAACTCGCCGTTCAACGATGGGTGTTATTCTAGAAAACACCAAAAAACAGTTGCTCGCAGAATCTACTGCAGGCACAACGACTGCTGGTAATATCGCAACATTAAACCGTGTGATTCTTCCAGTAATCCGTCGTGTTATGCCAACTGTTATTGCTAACGAACTAGTCGGCGTTCAGCCAATGACTGGTCCAGTTGGTCAGATACACACATTGCGTGTACGTTATGCTCAGTCATTGACTGACAACTCAGCAGCCGCTACTAGCGTTGTTGCTGGTGAAGAAGCATTGAGCCCATTCAAAATTGCTCAGGCCTATTCACGTTCACCTCAAAATGCAACATCATCAAATTACTACACAGGTAATGATACTGCGGCATTAGAAGGTAACGGCGGTAAGCAGATCAGCGTACAAATCTTACGTCAGGCTGTTGAAGCCAAATCACGTAAGTTGCAAGCACGTTGGACATTTGAAGCAGCTCAGGATGCTCAGTCACAGCATGGTATCGACATCGAAGCAGAAATCATGGCAGCACTTGCCCAAGAAATTACTGCTGAAATCGATCAAGAAATCTTGTTGTCATTGCGTACTCTTGCTTCAACAGAGTTCACATACAACCAAGCAACAGTATCAGGTACTGCAACATACGTTGGTGACGAACATGCTGCCTTAGCAGTTCTAATCAACCGCGTAGCAAACTTGATTGCACAGCGCACACGTCGCGGTGCAGGTAACTGGGCAGTTGTATCACCAGCATCATTGACTGTTCTACAGTCAGCAACAACTTCAGCATTCGCAAGAACTACTGAAGGCACTTTCGAAGCACCAACTAACACTAAGTTTGTTGGTACATTGAACGGTGCAATGCGCGTATTCGTTGACTCATATGCACCAGATACTCAGCCAGTATTGGTTGGTTATAAGGGTTCAAGTGAGACTGACGCAGCCGCATTCTATTGCCCATACATTCCATTGATGAGCAGTGGCGTTGTATTGGATCCATCAACATTCGAACCAGTCGTGTCATTTATGACTCGTTATGGTTACATCGAATTAACTAACACTGCGTCATCGTTCGGTAACGCAGCTGATTACGTTGGTGAGATTGCTGTACAGAACTTAACATTCCAATAATCAAATCTTCTTTCGGGATGGGAAGAACAATCAGGGGACTTCGGTCCCCTTTTTGTCGGGCATAAATAAATTATGATTGAAATCCTATATACCCTCATAGTCACACACATCACAATATTGTGTGTCACACTTTATCTCCACAGAAGTCAAGCACATAAATCAGTAGAGTTTCATCCTGCTGTCTCACATTTCATGCGATTCTGGTTATGGTTAACTACAGGAATGGTTACAAGACAGTGGGTCGCTGTACATCGTAAGCATCATAGATTTAGCGACAAAGACGGAGACCCTCATAGTCCTCATGTATACGGAATCAAACATGTGCTATTCAGAGGTGCAGGGCTGTATCATCAAGCAAGCAAAGATTCAGCAATGGTTGATACATACGGTGCCGGTACACCTGTTGATTGGATCGAACAAAAACTATATTCTACACACAGTCGTCTAGGTATTCTTTTAATGTTAATCATAGATGTATTGTTGTTTGGACCAATTGGTTTAATAATATGGGGTATACAAATGATATGGATACCTTTTTGGGCCGCAGGGGTGATAAACGGATTAGGTCATTGGATAGGATATAGAAATGGTGAAACTAAAGATCACAGTAGAAACATTAGTCCTTGGGGCATTATTATTGGTGGCGAATGCTTGCATAATAACCATCATTTGGATCCTGCTAACCCTAGATTAAGTAGACGTTGGTTTGAGTTTGATATTGGTTGGATGTGGATTACAATATTACGTAAACTAAGATTAGCAACAGTTAGAAGTTAACTTATTCGTATGTCAGCATCTACAGTCATATTCATGACTGACTTGCGCCCTTTCTTCAAGCGTTTTTGAAACAACCTAGCGCAGTTAGCACATAGTGTTTTTAGATTACTCTCTTTCTTGTTCTTCTTATTACCATCTTTAAATACTACATCCATCTGACATTTGTCCTGCGCTTTAAAGCCACAAAACTCACACTTCATTTGCTTGTTTTGTAGGTACTTGTGCTTCTCGCTGTACAATAACTTACTGCAATCTATACAATACTTGTGCCATTTTTTGAATCCTAACTTACTTATACCGTTGGGCTTGGCCGGCACTATACCACAATGACTACATATAGGTCTTGATTTTTGTTTAGTAAGCATGACTATATTTAGAAAAAAGTTCTAATTGGATCTTTTTTCTATGGCTTAGTAAGAATATATTTGATAAATATAATAAGATGATAGAGGACCTGTGCAATAATGAGTGCTGAACCGTTTAACACGTTAGGTGGATATTCCGTAGGAATTCCACCTGAATTAGTAATAGATGCGAATGGAAATGTTGTTAACAACGTCAACGCTCCCAATGCCAACGTCACGGCAAATCGTATATTTGCCAACGCATATCTATATGCTAACGGTCAACCACTAAGCATAGGCGCATCAGGTTCTAATACACAAGTTCAATATAACAATGCTGGATTGCTAGGTGCGAGTTCGGCATTCACATTTAATAGTGCTACTAGTTTATTAACAGTCACAAAATTACAAGTAGGTAGTAATGCCAACTTAGGCAACGTATCAAACGTTGTGATCTTGGGTGGTACCAATGGTTATTTCTTACAGACTGACGGTGCAGGTAATCTAACGTGGGCACCTGCAGGTAACGGTGGGAACACAGGTAACGGTGTGCCCGGCGGTGCAAACACACAAGTTCAGTTTAATGATGCAGGTCAGTTCGGTGGTGACGCAGGATTCACTTATAATAAGGTCAGTAATACTCTCAGCATAGCAAATACTATAGCCGCTGGTAATGCTATTACTGGTGTAAACTTATCAGTAACAGATGCTACAATCTATAACACATTATCAGTAACAGATGTTATAGCATCAAACATCACACTATCAGCCAATATAACAAGTGCTAACTGGATTAATGCCAGTTACTTTGCAGGTAATGGACATAATTTATTTGGTTTAGTTGGTGCTAATGTCAATGGTCAAGTTGCTTTTGCTAACGTAGCAAATAACGTAGCAGGTGCAAATGTCAGTGGTCAAGTAGGATTCGCTAATGTCGCGAACAATGTAGCGGGTGCTAATGTCAGTGGTCAAGTTGCAAACGCATTGATAGCCGGTACTGTTTACACATCAGCACAACCAAATATCACAAGCGTAGGCAATCTAACAAGTTTAACTGTTGTTGGCAACACTACATTAGGAAATCAAGTCGTATCAAATTACTTTATAGGTAATTTATTTGGTACAGCCAATCTTGCAAGAAATGTAACACTAGCATCTCAGCCTAATATCACTAGTGTCGGTACATTGACATCACTTACTGTAAGTGGTAATACAACATTAGGTAATAGTGTTACATCGAATTACTTTATTGGTAATTTATATGGAGTAGCAAATAGTGCTACTGTAGCAAACACAGCCAATCTAGCAACATTTGCCAATACAGCAAATTTAGCCAATGCCGCTAACGTAGCTGGTACAGTCACAGTAAATGCTCAACCAAATATTACAAGCGTAGGCAATCTAACAAGTTTAACTGTAACAGGAAATGTTACAGCCGCAAACTTTATAGGTAATTTTGTAGGTAATATTTCTAACGCAAATTATGCAACATTTGCTGGCACAGTAACAACTAATGCTCAACCAAATATCACTAGTGTTGGCACACTAACTTCTTTAGCAGTATCAGGAACTGTAACTGCATCAGGAATTTCAGGACCACTATTAACCCCATCACAACCTAATATCACCAGTGTTGGTACGTTGACTTCATTAGCAGTAACTGGCAATGTAACTGCAGGAAATGTCAACGCTGGAAATCTATTAACAGCAAATTTCATATCAGGTACATTGACGACCAACGCACAGCAAAATATCAATTATCTAGGAAATATTGGTTGGTTAAATGTTGATACAGCAATACCAAATAGTAATGGTAATATATCATTCAATGGTAGCATGAGTGGTACTGGTTTAGGTAGTAATATTACTATCACAGGTAACCTAAATGCAGGAAATTTCGTAGAAGCAAATTACTTAATAGGAACATTGACCACTGCCAGTCAACCTAATATCACAAACATAGGTAATCTTACATCATTAACAGTAGTAGGTACTAGTAATTTAGGAGACGTAGGCAACATTACTATCACGGGTGGCAATGCTAATTACGTACTCAGCACAGACGGTATAGGTAATTTAAGTTGGGTACCGCAGAGTAACGGCGGCGGTAATGGTGGCACACCCGGTGGATTAAACACACAAATTCAGTTTAACGATGATGGTGTATTTGGTGGCGACAATACACTAACTTGGAACAAAACTATTAATTACCTGTATCTAGGCGGTAATGCAAACGTTCTAGGTACAATGAATGTATTGACTACATTGAATAGTGCAAACTTTACTGCTACTGGAACAGCAAACTTAAGCGGAACGGTATCATTAAGTAACACTACGATATTAGCATCTAGCACATTGACGGTTGCAGGTAATTTAAACACACAGGGTTCAGCAAACGTAAATCTAGGTAATATCGCTAATATACATATACCAGGTGGTGTTAATGGATATGTACTCAGTACAGACGGATTAGGAAATCTAAGTTGGAAAAATGCCGGTGGCGGCAACGGCGGGGGTACACCGGGCGGTAGCAATACACAGATTCAATATAACAGTGCAGGTACATTTGCCGGAAGTCCATTTTTGACTTTCAATGATGTTACAAATGAAGTCAATGTAGCAGGCAACTTGATAGCGAACTCTTTTCAGATGGGTTCTGGTGTCTATGAGTTTAGTAAAGCAAATGTTTATTTTGCTACTACGAACAGCACTAGTTCGCAAGTCTTATTGAGTATTCCAGCAGACGATCTTGCGGCAATAGATTTAACGATCATCAGTGATGATGACATTATAAGAAACTTTATAAAAATTTCGGCAGTTGTGAAAGGAAGCACAGTTAACTATGCGGAATATAGCACACTGCCAGTAAACGGGTACACTGGAGACTTTGCTATAGAATACAATGCAGGAAACGTTATAGTAGAGCCTACAGTACGAGTAGTCATGACACCTCAGAGCGCAAATTTGATGACTCATAGGATGCAAGTGACTACTTTTTTTGTATATTGAGATAAATACGAAATTAGCGGAGATTATCAAACATGGCACTTAAACCACTTAATTCAGTAGGCGGCTTCTCAGTAGGAGAAGTCCCAGCAAATGTGATTCTTGCAAATGCAGACATCACAGCAAATAAAGGTACGTTCGTAGGAAACGTTGCAGTAAGCAACACTAATGCCGCGTATGGTATCTTAACAGACAATCTATATTATAGTAACGGTCAACCCTGGGATTTACAGGAAGCGGCTGGTTCTAATACACAGATTCAGTTTAATGATAGTAATAATTTTGGTGCAAGCGCAAACTTTACGTTCAATACTTCCACTAACTTATTGACAGTTGTAGGTAACGTACAATTTAACAATGCTAATCTTGGTAATATTGTAACCGCAAATTTTGCTAATATTGCTTCAAACACTGTTACAAATAACTTATCTGTCAACTTAGAACTTGCTGGTAACACAGCAAACTTTAGTGGTAACATCACTGCCTTAAATGCTAATCTTGGAAATCTAGCAAGTGCTAACTTTGTAAACGTATCATCAAATGTCAA